CGGTATTCTTTGTATAAGCACCATCGATTAATAACTCCCACTTCAAAGCATTAATAGGTACTTCTTTTTTATCTATAATATTAAACCATTCCTTACGCCATTCCCCGCCCTCCTCAGGTGCGGGTTGTTGCATATACTGTCCTGCAAAGTTGTATCTATTCGCTTGTCTAATTTGTTCTAATTCCTCAAAAGTATGTTTCTCAGGATATAAAGGATTGTTATTTTCATCTAATGCGGGTAAACATAAATGTTCCCAATCTTCCCCGCTTCCACCACTTAAAAGAAAACCACTTAAATCTTCTTCGTGTAACCTTTGCATAATAACGATAATTGGTGTATTAGAATCATTTACACGGCTTCTAATCGTTGAATTATATCTTTCGTTAACTGACTTCCTTTTTACCTCGCTAATCGCATCATCAGGCTTTAACGGGTCGTCAATTATAATTGCACCGCTAAACTCATTACTATCCGCAACACCTGCTCCAAATCCCGTTATCGCTCCACCTGACGCAGTAGCATAAACACCGCCTCCATCTTCATTAAACCATTTCTTTTTACCTTGTGCGTCTTTCTTTAGTTTCATTTGCCAAAACTTTTGGAACGCATCGCTTTCTACGTATTCCTTTGCCTGACTTGAATTATCTAAGGCTAAATCATCGGAGTATGAAATATGTATAAATTTTGATTGTGGGTTAATTGCTAAGCCATAAGCTATAAAATTCTTTACCGCTAATTCTGTTTTACCATAACGAGGCGGGATATTTATTATAAGACGTTTTATTTTTCCGTTTATAACATCCATTAGTTTGTTTGCTATTAAAACGAAATGAGGCGAAACTGTAAAATTCCGCCTTGTGTTTTCTTTAAATATGTATCTAGTAAAAAAAAGTAAATCGCTTTCACACATTACCTTTAATACTTTTTCTTCATTAGTAAGCATTATCTAAAGCATTTTTTATGCGTTTAATTTCTTCTTCATCTAAATCCTTTGCATCAATGTTAAGATTTGTTTGCTTAACTTCCTGAGGTGCTTTACCTAACAAGTGTTCAGCTATAAACATTTTACCACGTTCAAAACTCCATAAATCTTTTATAACTTCCTTTCTTGCATCTTCATCACTATCAACTGATTTTAATTCCTTAATAGCTGAAAGCATTAAGGATTTTGTTTGCAAAACTTCTGCTATTCTTGGTGCTCCTGCGTTTGGTCTTGCTCCTCCGTGTTTTTTCTTTTCTTCCATCTTGAAATTAATTTGAATGTTTCAAAATAACTAATTACACTCCACTCTCAAAGGGAACGATAATAATAATAGTATTTTTTTCATTTTATTTAGTTTTATAAGTTTCGTATACTTTATCCAATCGGTTAATCATTGCAATCAATTCTTTTGCGTTTCCGCATCCTGCACAAGGATACCATTTCTGTCTATTGAATACACTTGCGTATAAATCACAAACATAGACAACCTTTTCGTGTGGTAAAGTTAGGGTTTTATTCTTTTGAAACTCTCCCCACTCTTTATATTCTTCTTCTGTCAAACATCGTGCCTTAAATCTATAAGGGAACATTTCGTTTAACTTTCTTTTACGTTCTTCGCAATTACAGTCTTTGCCTTCTACAAAATGATGCAACCCCGTAAAATGAATTATCTTTTCAACTGTATCTCCTAGTCCTTTGCTTTGTTTACTTTTTGGTCGTGCCATTTCTTACTCGTTTTATCGTTCTATGAATGAAAGCATAGTTTATATTTAGTTTCTTACCTAATTCCCTGAGTGAGTAATCGTGTGATAGTTCAATCAAATCCCGTTCCCACCATTCTAAACTATCTATTAATTGTAATTCGTTGTCGTCTAATTCATAGTTAGTGTTTACTTCTTTAGTAAAATTCTCATCGATTGTAATATACTTACGCTCTTTAGTTGTATCAATAAATAAGTTACGAATAACAATCACTACATAAAAATCATTCTTTGCCTTTTCGTTATCAGCTAATTTTAAATACATATCGTTAACAATATCGTCTGCTAAGTATTTATCCTTGCAAATCTTATACGCTATCTGCCTCCAATAGTTATCTTTTTTAGCTAATAATTCAAGCACTTTAATTTAGTTTGAATCAAAAGTAATTCATTTATTTTAATTACGCAATTTTTGAGGGGATAAATTAGAAACTACTCGAATAACCAAGTAGTTTCTGTTATGTATTCTGTTTCTTGATATTTGCATCCTGATATTGGATTAACTTCCCCAACTCTTTTAGCATCAAATCTTGGATTTTTTATATCTTCAATTTTTAATCCTGTCACTTTAGAAAAACCTCTTTTTAAAATTACTGTTTTTTCAATACTGTTTTTTGAAGTTGTTGAACATTGTAAAAGTTGGTATTCTTCGCTTACAAATCTTTTTGATAATTCTTTTACTGTTAAAATTTCGTTTCTTAAAGTTGTCATAATTTCTATTTGTTTAATTTTGATATTCAAAGATACGGTAGATTATCAAACTACAACTATAATTTAATCACTTTAACAAAACTTTAACACTTTAGTATTTCCGCATCGATAACCTCGATTTGATTTATAAATTTATAATTTAGCCGTTTAAGTGATGGATTCGGCTCACGTTTGGGTTGTGGTTCTTCTTGAAGTGAACCATCCCATTTAGATAAATCCCCTCCGTTATTTTTGTGTTTGTCGTAAAATTCTTGTGTACTCATTGTTATTTAATTTTAGTTAATATTACGGTGTTAATTGCCGTTATTTATTGAATCGTTAAACTGTTTAGTTAATATTTCAGGTTCGCCATAACTAAATTCCTCGTCTGTCGTTGCAAGGTAGTTAAGTATTTTTAACTGTAATCTAAACTTTAGATTTTCAAGTTCATCCTCACATTGGCATATAGTAGCCGTTGCAATTCTTACTATCTCGTCACGTCTTTGTTGATTAATGATAGGCATTTTCCATTATAACTTATTTTTTGTTAATTATTTTCCACTATTTACGCAAAGTGGTTAGGCGGTTTTTTGTTACTAATTGCCCATTTATGTAATAGGCTTTCCTTTTTTCGTTGTAGGTTAACTTTCTAAATACTTTGGTTCGCTTTTTAGGACAATGTGACAACTGGTAAAGCAACCCATCGTTTAAACATACTATATGTTCATAAATTTTAAACTTTGTAGTTATTTTATTTTCAAATGGTTGCATAAGTTAATTGCTGTTATCAGATAGTTAGTAGCCATTTTAAAAAAGACACTGCTGAACATTACCATAATCAGTTTTATAGTTTGACCATATTGCTTCCGTAGTATTGCTATTTACAGAACCTTGAATTTTTACTAATGCAGTCAATTCAATCCAATCTGCTTTTGTGTTTTCACAAACTATTATTTGCCCGTTTCTACTTTTGCAATAACTATTCAATTCCTTATAATCAATGTTCTTATGTTTATACCATTGACCACCGTATTGATAAGGCGGGTCTATAAACCAAGTCGCTTCTTCGTTATTTATGTCTCTATAATCGCCTTCAATTACTTTCCAATGCCTTATTTTATGTAAGTCGTTAGCAATTCTCTTTTTAACATTCTCCCACCCATCTGAAAACTTTTTAACTTTGTTTTTTGGTTGAGCAGAACCTCTATTCAATGACAATCCCATCAACCACTTTTCTTCTTGACATAACCAATCAAATTTATTAATCATATCATTCTCAACAACAGATGGTAATGCAAGTATTTCCTTTTCAGTAGCTTCATTAATTAGCCAATTCCATAGTTTTACAAGCACATCATATTTTTCAATTAACAATACATCTTTCTCAAAATATACCATTGAATAAGCCGCACTTCCAGCAAACGGCTCAATTATTTTGTCGTATATTGGCTTTGGATAATGTTTTACTATTTTACTTTTTCTCCCGTAATAACTAAACATATTTTTAATTTTTAATTTGTGAATAAAAAAACGGCTACTAACATCGGTTTTAAGAAATAGCGGTTTAAGGCTTAATTTGATGTTAGTTTTGTGTTTGGTTAATTTGTGTTTAATTAATAATTTTAGTGTACTTTTCCGCTACTTCTTAAAGCCGAGAAACGTTAGGCACAAGTTTAAGATCTCCCATCGAAAACTACTACCATACTATCTTTTGTTCCGCTTTGGGTTTTGCCTTTTGCGTTTAATGGTAAATAAAAGTTTCCGTTTGCATCCAACTTCCCAAACTTTATCCTGCCTTCAATAAATTCTATTTCGGTTGCATTTGGTTTAATGTATTTGTGAAATAGTTTTGTCGAAGTGCTTACAGGTAGCAGAAAGACGCAAACTTTGCCTTTTTTCATTTCCTCAATACCTTTCTTTACAAACGCTTCTTTCAGTTTTTGGCTGTAAGGTGGGTTTATAAAGTTTGAGTTTCCCCAGTCAATACTTAATCCGTCAACCACTTCACCCTCACAATATGGGCAAGGGTCAAAGTCAAAATTAAATCGCTTATTCAAAGCCTCGTAAAATTCAGGAGGTGTTGCGTAATTGTCATCGTTGTTTATGTGTATTTTTCTCATATTTTGAATTTTTAAATTAAAAACCTGTGCCTAACACCGTGTATAGGTAATGTGGGTATTTTCTGTATATTCAACATTTGTTCTCGTATTTAAGTTATTTGTAATTTGACATGGTAGTGCTTCGTAATCCCACACTACCCATACACAAACCGTTATCCAAAAATGAAACATAAGATTAAAAAAATTAGAATAGAAGCAGCAAATACATCTGCATTGTGTTCGGATAGGCGATCAGCTTCAGTTTTCTTTTGCGACTGTTGTCGCCATTGTTTCGGTGTTTTCATATAGGTACACTTCCATTAGGGTTTGTAAATCTTCGTGAAAAATCTCAGGATCATAATTTTCGTAAACTACGGCCATATATCCGTATGGTAAATCCGGTATAAATTCCGAATTTGCCAATATAGCTTCGAATAGAGTTTTTATATATGGATGACTTTTCAATGTACGGGTAAACGATGGAAATTCTTTCGGGTTGAAGTTCGTAGATATTTGAAGTGTACATATTCGCTTCATTACTGATATTATGAAGCGACCTTCTGGTCCTTCGATTTTGAATTGGTTTGTTTTGCTCATATCGTTAGATTTTTAAATGTTTTTGAATTGAAAATAAACTACCGACCCCGATTAAATTCGGTGCGTTTCCCCTCATTGCGCTACGAATGCTTTTTGAGTTCGTTTCTATCGGGATCGGCAGTGGCTCTATTGACGTTATAGAGATATATATAGAGAGAGTTGGTATTCAGTAAAAACAAGAGTGGGTGTTTGCACCGCTCCGGAAAAGCCCGTATTTGAAAAACAATATATTAATCAATTAAGGATATTCCTTAATACCCTATAGATTTGATTTTTTTTAATCCGATTCACTCTTTTTATTGGCAGTCTTACTCTGCCACCACCATGACGCTTCATGCAATGGGTTCCTTGTCGGGGTATGTGATAAAAAAAGAGCTACGGGGTTTTAGTAAGAAATCACTATCACTAAAATTATATAATGGTGTAGCTCTTTTTTATGGGTTATTTCATGTGGTTTTTATGCCAATAATCAATGAGCTGTGACGTTTTATGTAGATCAAGTCTCTTCAGCATATTGTTCCGGTGGTTTTTTACCGTCGATACCGAAATATTTAGCGTATCAGCAATTTGTTGTTCTTCAAGACCGGCAACGATCAAGCGAAGTACATTTATTTCCGATTTGCGAAGCTTAGTGTTCCTTACCGGATAACAGACCTCAAAAAGATTACAGGACTCGCATTCGCCACGCATGGGGCAATAGCTGTGCTCGAAATTACGTGTACCATCTTGCTCAATATCTAATTTTCCATCGTATTGTCCATAATGGCATCTAATCCACTGACGGACAATTTGGAATTCAAAAAACATTAAATTTTGGATACTGTTATGATATCGTTTTTTCAATGCCAATAAAGCAGCTGGCCACTCCTCATTCAAGTATTCAATTTCGGAGGTTATGATATGCCGGTGTGTTTGATTTAGTATATATGGACGTTCATCCATCTCGGTAACTAAAGCTTCGCCTTTGTCATTTACATGATACTCTACGTCTCTAATCATTTGTCGAATTCTTTATTGGTGATACGACCAAGTTC